ACTAGTAGAAGATGCCAAAATTTTAGACCCATTTTCTAACTCCAAAGAACCTTTGTTCCATGACATTACTCCTTGTTGTAACCACTTAGGTAGATGTTCGTATGCAAGTTGTAGTCTACCTAATAAATCTCTTGCAGTTGCAGCTTTGTTAGCAAGTATTGCAACATTCACTGTAGGATTGAATAAAACATAGTGAAGGAGATAAGCGATGATAGTAGTAGATTTTCCTGACTGTCTAGGTAGTTTACAGATGGTAAAACGATTATTATGAAATGTTCCTACCATCTCCTTCTGAAAATCATACATCTCAAAAGGCACAAGTCCTTCATCAAGAGATACAATACGAATATATGTCCTAATAAAATAAATTGGGTCTTTCATGCATTTAGCATATTCCTTAATCTCTTTCTCTGTCCACTCTTGAGCAACATTTGCTTTCTTGAGATTAGGATTACCAAGATATACTGATTCAGTCATTATCACCCATTTCGTTTAGACCATCTTCCCACCAACTAATCTTGGGGTCTAAAACTCCATCATCTATAATTCTTTTTAATCTTTTATCATACTCTTCTTTAGTAGGAGGCGCATCACCGTTTACACCATCAAGCACAAATTGAACGGTAGCTGCAGCAATACTTAAACTTGCACACTTACCAATTACATATCCGTTTAACTCATCAATCATAATTGTAGGAGAGGCCAATTTAAATTTACCTACCATCTCATGTGGAACTTTAAAATATAAACCTCCCTCTACATATATTTTAGCAGGGTATGGATGTAATTTATTGGTATTAGAATCAACCACACGAACAAAATCAAAACCGTCAATATTTTTAAATACGACTGCATATCCCTCATTTGTCTCTGGATTTTTTTCTACGTACTCAGGAGGCCCAAACTTGGCCATAAGTTTCATAGCAAACTCTTTTGGGCCTTCGTATTTCCAATCTCCTATATCAGTATTTTCTTTGATGTAACTTTTAAATCTTTTCATTGACATAGTACCCCAATCTTATATCTGACAAATTACCATCCGCTTCATATATAAAACTATCCTTATGAAAATTTTCTATAAATGGTAAATGTTCATATTCTTTATAATCAACACCTTTCCAAACAGGAATAATTTTCGTGCCAACACTATAATTCCAAGCTATATCATTGCCGCTGCGTAGGTGTATTTCTAAAATTTTTTGTCCTTTTGTCTCAATATTTAGGTATTTTTCTGTTTCTATATCTTCAATCCACTCAGGTAAATTAATTCTAAAAAAAGATGGTGTTACAACCTTCCATTCTACAAATCTTGATAAACTTTTTTCCGTATCATGTATACCAATCATACTACTAAATGGTGTCCATCTATTACCTTCACGAATAAAGTCTAGGCTATAATGTATTCCATCAAACCACTCGCACCAAAAATAACCAGGCGGAATGTGTTTATGATGAATCATTTCTTCACCATGTATTTTAGGATCAAGAAATTTTTTATGAGCACCAATACCCATTCCATACAAATTGTATATGGGACGTATTATATAATTGTTTGCTTTTTTGATAGGAACACACGCTGGGCCGCAATCATACTCTAATTTAGATGATAATTCTAATTTGTTATATAACCATCTATATTGAGGATATTCTTCCCAAGCTTCATAATCTTCTTCAATCATTATCCTTTATCATTTTCTGTAGTTCTGCTGTACTTCCTACAAATAACGCATTAGTGACGTTTTTAGGAGCATTATCTGGAACCTCTTTGAGTTTCTTCATCTTCTCTTGTAAGTCTCCAAGTTTTTCGGTAACTTCTGCAACTTGTTTGATGAGGTTGCCCGCAACTTCGTAAGTTCTTGGGTGTTCAGACTCTTTAGCCAACTCCAAGATTCCTTCGATTGCATCGTTTCCTCGTTCAACAAGGTTATAAAAGTTTTGTCTTTGATATGCATAATCGTTGTCTATGTCTTGACTTACTTCCTGTGTTGGTATTTTAGTAACAGGAGTCTTTACACTTTCTGTTTTATGGACATAATTCCAAGGTTCGTTTTGTATAGTTTCAACATCAGTTAGAATACCAAGTGCCTTATCAAGCTCTTTAATAGGGTCAGGCATAATAGTTATTCTTTATCTGTGCCACTTACAGGATCAAAGGTCTTTGCATCTTCAAAAAATGAGGTTGTTTCATTAAATCCAAAATCATCATCTGCATCGGCATTTGAGGGTGTTGGTGTAACTTTATATCTCTGTTCCCTTTTTGGTGCAGCATCAGGCAGATTTGCATACTGGTCAACTTGAACAGTTTTGATAACACCAGCAGAAGTAACAGGCCCATAAAGATAAAACTTTGCAGTAAAGTCCAAATTATAGATAAGAGCCCTACGAGTTTCAAAATCACCTTGATAGTTGTCCTCATAAGAAATACTATTTAAGATAATAGGTACATCTCTCTTAATACCCATGTCAGCCATATCGTTAATAGTTAATGTATAGTCTGGTTGAAAGAAAGGTAAAATCTGTTCTACAATCTGTAAAGCATCATCAGACTGTTTTGCCATAACATACAGTTGAATTGATAGATTGTAAGGAACAGGCATATACTGTGTGTCAAGTCTATTTGAATTAGCACCCTTTACCTTTTTAAATTTCTGTACTCTATTCAGTTTTCTGGCAGGGTCATAGGATAAGTTTTGTATTTCAAAACCAATACGTGGTAGAGTAACCGCAACTGCTTTTGATAGATCAGCATCTTCATTCAAACGAACTAACCACTTCTGACGAGGCCCATACGCAAGAGGAACTTTCATCGTTTGCGTTATATTTCCATCGTTGTCCTTACGAACTAACTGAACATTATTAAATGTTGTTCCAAATGCAACTATGACCTTACGAATTGATTCATGATAAAACTGTTGCCCTAACATAATTAACTACTCCCTACATCCCCAAATGGATTTGACTCACTAAAGTCTAATATTGTATCATCAATAGAATCAAATAACTCATTTTGAGAGTTTTTATCAGATGACATATCTCCTATTATATAGGACTCTTGAATTAGGTATTCTCCTGTTTCTGAAATTAGAGAACCAGCCGATGTTGTCATATCACTATCTTCGTGGGCAACAAGTTCGTCTGATTCATTTTCATGAATGATACGACCAATATTAGGTTCTAATTGAACAGCATTTACTGTGGCTGTATTTGATTCTAAAGTAAACTGGAATTCAGATGAAGCTACAGTTAGTGCATCTTCAATTGCATCTATAGTATCTACACCAGTATTAAGTTCTTCAGAACTATAGTCAAATAATCTACACCTTAATTTATATACTGGATTATTATCTAACTGAAAGAAGGGCTCATCATGATCTACAAAATTAACTTGGAACATCTTTTTAAGAATAGGATGATATATTGCGTCACCCTCAAGAGGACGATCTGAATCCGTTGCATCTGTTTCTGATAAAATATAAAAATCACTTCCCTCTAAATCTGTTGATATAGCTGCAAGTGTTCCTGCTTCTAAAAGAACAGAACCACCTTCTTCACTATCAGTTCCCGACTCGATTGTAATCTGTTTTGTTAATTCTTGAAATCTTATTTTGTTTACAACAAATGTTGCTTCACTTAGATTCTGCAAACCAAACTGGTTCATAATTTCTTTTTCACCAGCAAATCCACCATCTCCATTTTCTATATACATTTCTATTTTAGCTGCATCTCTAAAGACAGAAAGAGAGTCTTCTCCAAAAACGGAGTCCTCTGCAACAATAGTTCTATCTATGTAAAATACATCATGACCGTATATCTGAATTGCTTCTGCAACTAGATTACTATAAAGACTTTGTTCTGTTGCAATTGCAGCTACGTTACTGGTGTGGAAATGTTTATTGACAGCCATTCCATTACCCAATCATATAATTCACTGGTAACTCAAAGGCCATCTGTATCTGCTCCTCTAATTTATTTTGTTCTTCTATTGCTTGTGAGTAGATCGTTTCTCCATTCATCGTAACACCACCAAGCATTGCAACACCATTAAATTTAGAGAGGTTTGCGCCCCACTGTTTTTTGATAAGACTTGTTGCATATCGTTTAAGATATATGTCATCAAAGATATCAGTATATATTGTTGGATCAAGTTTACGATAACATTCTATAATTAGATACTCATCAACAGTCATATTGTTTGTCCAATCCATATCTAAATAAAGACGATTTTGATGTTGATTAAATCGTATAGGTGTTTCCCCCACAAGAATATGCTCTAGAAAATCTAGATGTTGCATTGTCTGTTGATAATGCATAACTGAAGTTGAGGAGAAATCATACAAATCATTCAATCTCAACTGATAACGAACATCAAATAAACTGCCTCCACCACCAGTATTGGTGAGAGGAAATACTTTTACAACTGAAACTATAGTATCTGGCACAGGTATAAAACCTTTACCTTCTAACCAATCAGCTGAAATGCCACTGTCAACTTTATCTGTAACAGAAGTTGTGCTATTTGTTAAACCTCTATCAAGTTCTGCTTGAGTTATCTGGTGCTTAAGATACATTCTCTCAATACCATCGTAATGATACTGAGCAAAGTATTGTAGTGCTTCATCCAAACGATCATCAACTTGATCATCTGATACGTTAATATCAATAACACCATCACCAAGAGAACGTAAACAGTATGATTTTAGTGTTGCTTTCGTAGAAGGTACTGCCATAATTTTCCCCTTTCTACATATTTATATGTTTACGAGTCTATATTATAATGTATTATTTTGATCTGTTGTTTGGTATAAATGGTGATTCGGCAAATGCTATATAAATGTAGTTGTCGCCACTGCCGTTGTTTTCAGCGCCACTGTTTTTAATTTTAAATCCATTAGATAAAAAATCTACGGCACCACCTGTCTGGTCAACCTCATTTGTATTAGCTCGTAAGTACTTATCTGAAGGATTAAAACCGTCCCTAACATTGTCATATATACGCCAATTTGTACTATCGGCATCACTTTCTTTGATCATAAGCCAAGCTGGTTTAAAACCAAAAGCTCCGTCATTCACGATAACCACAGGCCCATTGGTATTATTATTCCCAACGTAGCCCCCAAAGGCTTGCATGCCAGGAACCCTAGAGAAAAAGTAAGCAATATATGTAGATGCAGTGCCTCCGCTCGGAGCTCGATTACCAAAACTAGAATCTCCAAACGTCACTAACGTGGCGCTTGGGGCTGTGTCATTCCAAGTTGCATCGGCGTTTGCGTGTTTCGAGTCAGCATTTAAAAGTAAATTACCTGTTTCTGGCGCGCCACCATGATCGCTAACAGTAGAGTCATGATATACTGCCCAACCATTAGCTGAACCTGTTATTTCTTTTACTATCATCCACGCAGGGGCAGCATCAAGTCCGTGAGGAAGGGTGTGGCCTACTGTTCCTGTTGAAGTGTATTTGACTATACTAAACCCGCCATGAGAAGCGATACTCATACGTGTTGGTGATATATTTGAAGCAGCTAAATAATTCGTTGTTGTTATTGCAACATCACCTTTTAACACAGAGCCATCTGTTGGTGTTCTTCCACCAGAATTGTCAGCGGTTGGTGGGCCTCCAGCTTTCCAACACCAAGCCACATAACTTTCATTATTTGTATTAACTTGAACATCTGTTCCAAGCGTAAATCCATCAGCATCAAATGATTTTAAAGTTTGAGCCGTTGTAGTTTCAAGAGCGGTTTCGTTTGAGTGTAAATCTTTTGTTGCACCACGAATACAATCGTATAAAACGTGGCTGTCAGTTGCATCTCGATTTTTAATCCACACCCAATCAGGTTTAAAAGATAAAGTTGCTACACCTGTATCGCCAGTTTCAAGTTCAGCACCTGTTCCCTCATAAATTATCCCACCAAAAAAGTTTGTTGATTTTGTGACAGCTGTAGACCCTGTGGCTGCTGTAGGGGCTGGTAAATTAGCAGTCATTAATCTTTTAAACCCAGATGGAATTGTTTGAGCAAAAGCCTTTTGACCAAAATTAATTGAAGTAACGGCCGTAACACCATCCGTTGTAAAAATAGGAACAACTACAGAAGAAGAAAGATTGAAATTTACCGCACAATTTGAGTTAGGCCCAACAGCCGCATTTGTTACAGTTCCATTTTGAACTTCTGTTATAGTAGCAGCACTGCTGCCAGATAAATCTGCCCCAAGATAGGTGCCGTCATTTGCAAACCACAAAGCACCATTATCCATATCTAAAGCTACGCCAACAACACCGCCAGCAGCAAAAGTTGCGCTGTCAGCATAACTTGCTTGAGCTACAGAACCTGATGCGCTATGACCAATTTTCCCTGCATTAGTACCACTTGCCCAAGCGTTTAATGCCCAATTTGTATCATCAACTGCATGGTTTCCTACATAGATACTGTCAGTAGGCGCATTAGCTGCTCTAGAACCTATAACTGCAATTCCTATTCTGCTAGATATTGTGCCAGATACTAATGTAACCTCCCAGTAAAATTTTCCTGATGATATTGCTTGAGTACACACAGCAGATTGGACTGTGCCAGGATCATCAGTTCCTGTGGCAATTAAGTTGGCTCCAGAAACTGCATGAGCATTAGTACCACGAATTCCAATTGTTGGATAATTGCCAATATTATTACCAGCATCATTAGATGGGCTATCTTCTATTTGGTCTGCTGCAACAAGATTATTAACGGCAAAATGATTGGTAGCACCGCTGGTATCAGCACCGATACCGCTTGAGTTCTGACTTGTGCCTGTTTGTTTAAATTCAAGATGAAAACCATTATTACCAAAACCACTTGTTGGAATTTTAATAGGAGTCCATATGCCTGTGTCATCGTTTGTTTGGCCAAATGAATCTGGCCCTAAACTTGTGCCATCGTACATAGCAAATTCTGCCATGCAGCCATTGTAATATTTGTTTGTGTTTCCATTATACCCAACTCTTTGAACTTTAGCATCTACTAACCATCTAGTATAATCATAATTTTGATCAGGTGGTGTGCCTGTTAATGTTAATTGATCGCCATTAATATAAATTCTAATCCTGTTAGCGGCGGCGCTTTGGGTGGAGTCGATTCTTAATATCAAATGAAACCAAGCTGTAGGATCACGGAATTGATTGGCTGCTGTCATTACATAAGTAGAACCTTCAATTCTAAAAGCTAGTTTATCATCATCTTGAGTAAGAGCTATTCCATCTTCATCAGGACTACAGACAAAAATATACCCATCATAAGTTGAGTCTGTAATTTCTGCCCTTTTAAGCCACACAGACATGGTAAAAATTCTAGCACTTGTAGCTGCTGAACTAGAAGGTGTGCGATTTAAAAAACCATTAGTCCCATTAAAAAGAAGAGCTCTTTCGATAGTATAACCAGAAGGAAAAGATACTATTCCTGCTGGAATAGAATGTAGCATTTAACTAACTCCTCCATGATTACCCATGGCTATCCAAGTATCGGTTGCTAGTTTAAGACAAGATACAGCAGCAAATTGTGCAGCTATAGCTACAGTGCCAGTTGATACTCCGTTAACCGTAACGCCGGAACCGCCTTGAATAGATGTTGTTCCGCTGCCCAGCATTACAACATCGATACGATCTCCAACGGTATATGCAACGCTACTGTTAGGTGGAATTGTAAGTTTGTTAGCAGACCCATTGCTCATCGTAACTGTCTTAAATGCGTCACCAAGTACAGATGTATAAGCCGTTCCTGTTTGAGTATTGACTTCACCAAGTATCTTAACAGGAGAAATCTGTTTGTCAGCTATGTGCGCTGTGTCAATAGAACCATCAGTGTAGTGTTCTGAGTTAATAGCATCATCAGCAATTTTAGCACCCGTTACAGCATCCGCATTTATACCAGCAGTTACTACGGCGTTATCAGCAATTTTAGCTGCTGTGATAGCATCT